TTACAAAATGGTTTCCGTCTGTCAACCGATCTGTTCCTGTTCACGTTGATGCTGTGGGTAAGATCACTAAATTAGCAAAGCCACGCGCATTATATACACCTTCTGGCGCGTCCCCTTGGTACACCGAGGCAGAGATACCACTATTACAAGGTGACATCAAAAGAAAAAACATAGAAAGGGGCGCACCTCATGTCGAAAAGGCCCTCTCAGACGTCGAACGCGCGCGCGCCGTTAAACAACTAGAGGAGAATAAATAATGTCTAGTGTATATGATGTAATTCAAGGAATTAACCAAGCCGCAGCAAATGCGCACGATGGAGCACATGATGAGAGATATTCTTATGATGGTAAAGCTCGCACAGTAGGCTTAAAAAGAGAAGAAGGCGACTGTATTATTGACTCAAGAGTTATGGATGGGTTCCATGTAAGGTTCGACAGTCAAAATAGACTGCATTTAACTTATCAAGCTGAAATTACAATGAAAGATTTTCATGATAATAGTTTTGAAGATGATGTTAAAAATACCTTAAATGATATTATCAAATATCTTAAAAAAGAATATAAAGACATTACAGGGAATACTGTATCTTTAACTCCTGATGGTACACCAGATATCCATGCTCAATCTATGTCACGAAAAAGAAATTGGGTTCAAGCTACCCAATCTTATACAATTGGTGGCCTTAAGGCGGAACCCGAATTGCCAAGCGAGGACGACACAGAAGATCGTGTCCGCGGCGCAATTAAAAGTTGGTTAAGCCAAGGTCGTGATAGTGCTAAAAAGCCAAAGAATGTCGAAAAAACTAGCTCCAAGGATTAAAAGTGGGATACAAACTAACCAAACAGGAGATTCGTAAAGAAGTCTTAAAGTGCGGCAAAGACCCGGTTTATTTTATTAATAATTATACACGGATTGCACACCCAATAGATGGTTTAATTCCTTTTAAAACTTACGACTATCAAAGTGATTTAATTAAAGCTTTTAATGATCACCGCTTTACTGTTATTTTAAAAGCAAGGCAGCTTGGTATTTCAACCATTTCAGCTGCTTATATCGTTTGGATGATGTTGTTTCATCGCGATAAAAATGTTCTTGTCATGGCAACAAAGTACACAACAGCATCCAACCTTGTCAAGAAAGTAAAGCACATGCTTAAACATCTCCCTGAATGGCTTCAGATAGCAGAGGTAGAAGTTGACAATAGAAACTCTTTTGAACTGAGCAATGGATCTCAAATTAAAGCCTCTTCGACCTCTGTAGACGCAGGTCGTTCAGAAGCACTGTCGTTGTTGGTCGTTGATGAGGCCGCGCATGTTGATGGGCTAGAAGAATTGTGGACTGGCCTGTACCCAACACTTTCAACAGGCGGTCGTTGCATCGCCCTCTCGACACCAAATGGTGTTGGTAATTGGTTTCATAAAACATACATTGATGCCGCCGCCAATAAAAGTAATTTTTACCCTATTAAATTATTATGGGACGCCCACCCNGAGCGGGACGAAGATTGGTTCACAAAGGAAACAAAAAACATGTCCCGCCGACAGATCGCCCAAGAGTTAGAATGTAACTTTAATGCTTCTGGTGAGACTGTAATACATCCAGATGATATCACAAGAATTGATTCACAGATTAAGCCACCAAAACATAGAACTGGGTTCGATAGAAATTTCTGGATATGGGAAGAATACAATCCAGAAAATACTTATTTACTTTCTGCAGATGTCGCTAGAGGAGACGGCAACGACTACTCTGTTTTTCATGTATTTAAGCTAGAAACTATGGAAATTATAGCCGAGTATCAAGGAAAGGTTACTCCCGACATGTTTTCTGAAATAATTTCTAATGCAGGTCATGAGTATGGAGGCTGCATGGTTGTAGTAGAAAATAACTCTGTTGGGTATACTGTTTTAGACAAACTAATAGAGAAGGAATATCCAAATATTTATTTCTCAGTCAAGTCCACTCATGAATATGTTGATCAGCTAGCAGCAGAATCTAGAAGTGGAACAGTTGCCGGGTTTACAACTTCTCTTAAAACTCGACCTCTTCTAGTGGCTAAGTTTGAAGAATTCGTAAGGAATAGAATCATAACAATTTATTCTTCAAGGCTTAGAACCGAATTAGATATTTTTATTTGGAATAATGGCCGGCCAGAAGCACAAAGAGGGTATAATGATGATTTAATTATGGCATGCGCAATAGGCTGTTGGGTAAGAGACACTGCAATTATAGAAAATCAAAGAGATTCGGCCTACAAAAAAGCTATGTTAGGTGCTATAATGAAAAGTAACTCCGTTTTGGATACTACAATACCAGGAATGCTCGGGCGCTCAAAGGCTCGCGACCTAGACAAAAAAAGAACCGAAGCTGAAAAACAATATGAAGAACATTTGTGGTTATTAAAAGGATAAAACATGGCAAATAGAAATAGAAACCCAAAAGATTCATCGTGGCCATTATTTAAAAAGCTGACAAGACTTTTTTCTGGTCCACTGATCAATTATCGCTCTCAAACTACTCGAAATCTTTCTAGAAGAAGATTAGATAAATATGGAAGTAGGTTTAAAGATGTCGCTGGCCAAAAATTTCAAAGATTATCATATAATCCATTTGATAATTTGTCGGCGAACATTATGTCGCAACAAAATAGAAATCAACGCTACATTGATTTCGATCAAATGGAATACACACCAGAAATCGCTTCTGCATTAGATATTTATGCAGATGAAATGACAACATCTAACAGTCTTCGTAAAATGTTAGCAATTAAAAGCACAAATGAAGAAATTAAAGGTATTTTAGAAAGTTTATATTATAATGTTTTAAATGTTGAATTTAATTTATTCGGATGGTGTCGAACAATGTGTAAATATGGTGATTTCTTTATTTATTTAGATTTAAACCCCGAGGTTGGTATAACAAATGTAATTGGTTTGCCCTCTCAAGAAGTAGAAAGATTAGAGGGTGAAGATAAAACAAATCCAAATTATATTCAATACCAATGGAATACTGGTGGCGTAACTTTTGAGAATTGGCAGATGGGTCATTTTCGTATTTTAGGAAATGATAAATATGCCCCATACGGCACGTCTGTTTTGGAGCCTGCAAGAAGAATCTGGCGCCAGCTAACCTTATTAGAAGATGCGATGATGTCCTATCGTATTGTTCGTTCTCCTGAAAGAAGAGTTTTTTATATTGACGTTGGAGGAATTAGCCCAGGAGATGTTGAACAATATATGCAAAAAGTGATCACATCAATGAAAAGAAACCAAGTAGTTGATTCAGACACTGGTCGAGTTGATTTACGCTATAATCCAATGAGCATTGATGAGGATTATTTTGTGCCTGTTCGCGGTGGGCAACAAAGCACAAAAATTGAATCACTTCCTGGAGGTACTTATACCGGAGACATCGACGACGTTAAATATTTAAGAGACAAATTATTTTCAGCGTTAAAAGTCCCTCAATCTTATCTTGCACGCGGTGAAGGCGGAGAAGAAGATAAAACAACATTAGCACAAAAAGACATTCGCTTTGCAAGAACCATCCAAAGGTTGCAAAGGTCAGTAATTTCTGAGCTTGAAAAAATTGGTGTTGTACATCTTTACACACTTGGATTCAGAGCAGATGATCTAGTATCATTTTCTTTGTCTCTAAACAATCCTTCACAGTTAGCAGAATTACAAGAACTAGAACACTGGAGAATGAAATTTGATACCGCAGGAGCAGCCACAGAAGGTTATTTTAGTAAGCGATGGGTTTGGGAAAAAATTCTTGACGTATCAGAAGAAGAAGCGATTCGTATTCAAAGAGACATGTTCTTTGATGCTAAATTCCAAACGGCCCTTGAAACAGTTGTACAAGCTGGAATGGGACAAATGGCCGGCGCCGCCGAACAAGCCGCTGGAGCAATGGGATTAGAAGGCCCAGGAGGACCTCCTCCAGAAGAAGGCGGTGAGCCACCTCCAGAAGAAGGTGAGGAAGAATTACCGGCGGGCACCCCAGAAGAAGAAGCTGGAGAAGGAGAAACAGTTGCGCAAGAAGAAGGCGGAGAAGAGACCAATCTTCTTGCGACACCAGGAAAACGCGACGAAGAAGACTGGTATAAAACAAAGAAAAAAGATGTATTTGGCCGGCCAAAAGCTACAACCACTTCTAAATCTAAAGGAAAATGGTATAAGCCCGTAACCTATGATAAAAGAGATATGGGAGCCAGAAGAAGACATTACAAGGGACAATGGGCTGACGAAGTAGCAAGCTCGACACAAAGAAATCTTCATAAAGGTGCGCTTGAATTATTTGGTTTAGGTAAAAATGCGATTTATGAAGAAAATGTAACTAATTATGACAAAGAAGAGTGTTCGATTTTAGAAGTAAATCAGGAGATTAAAAATTTAATATTGGAGTTAGATTCTAAAAATGATGAAAAGGAAAATAAAACATAATAAAAAAAGAAACACAGCTTTTTTATATGAAACTTTAGTTCGTGAAATAGCCAAAAGTGTAATTAATAAGCAGCCGAAAAGAAATGATTTTATTGTATCTGTGATTAAAGAGCATTTTACATTAGGCACTGAATTGGCAAAAGATTTAGAACTCTATAAAACATTGGCTGAAACTAAAAGTCTTGACCCTTATACTGCAGAAAAACTAATTCAAGAATCTAAACAGGCTTATAAAAAAATAGACAAAAAAAAGTTATTTATAGAACAAAGCAGGCTTATATCAAAAATTAATCGAAATTTATCAAAAAATATTTTTTCTAATTTTGTTCCAAACTACAAAAGTCTTGCTACAATCTCACAAATTTTTAACGACAGCGCTCCCGTTAAAAGTAAAGTCTTATTAGAAAAAGAATTATTAAAGAGATTAACTTTCACCGAGGAAGAGTCTAATAACAATAAGCAGGTGCCAATTACAAATTTGGTTTATAAAACATTTATTAAAAAATTTAATGAAACCTATGGTGGTGCTTTATTAGAGGAACAAAAGAAATTTTTGCAAAAGTATGTTGCTTCGTTTGATGACCATGGTATACAATTAAAAATCTTTTTAAATGAAGAGTTAGGCCGGCTAAAAAAGTTAGTCAAAGAGTCGCTTGACCATGAAGAAATAAAAACTGATTCTGAAATGATTGAAAAAACAAAAAAAGTATTAAATATAATCGAGGACTTTAAAAACAAACCATTTAATAAAGAAATGCTAACACA